GCGAACCAGGGATGAGCAACCTTGTCATTAAATGCGTAGACACCAGCTACAGCAGCCGATGCAGGAACCCATACATTCTTACCAAGTTGTCCTTCAAACATTTGAACCCACGGCCAATACATAGCTGAGTAGTTCGAATCACGAGTTTCTGCTTGAGTTTTTGCAGTTGATAAATTACTACCCCAACCTATAGGGTCGATAACTACAAATGCATCACCTCTATTCTCACATACATCAATAGCCTTTGTAACAACAGCTGAGTGATTTGAGAAGTTATCAATTATACCAGGTAATAATAATAAATTAAAATCATATTCGTCAGAATTAGATAATAGATTTAAAATATCTGTATATTGAGCTTTTGTTGTACTGTCACCCAAATTAAATCCTTGAGTATTTGTATTACTTATTAATTCATACATACCATCGGCAGGATTTGCATCCATTTGACCATCTGTACCACTATCGAATGCTCCAGCGTTAGAACCACTATATCCAGAACCACTCGAATGTGGTAATGACATAGAAGCCGCACCCTCTCTGATTTCTCCATTTTCATCAAGATAATTTACTGTATCGGATACAACTTCTACCCTAACATATTTTGACTTAATTGGATATGAACCAGATGGTTGTAGATAAGCCATACCACTGTCATCTTTTCTTAATGTATAAACTTGGTCACCTATCATCTTACCAATATAATTGTTAGCATTAGGATCTAAGGTTACATTATTCCAAGTCTCAAGTACTTGTTTTCTTTTAATTGTATCATTACCTGCTCTGATAAGAAGGGTAAATGTACCTTTCTTTGTATTAATACTTGGTATTTCCCATCTTACATTATCTTTAGTACCTTCAACTAATTTAGAATTAACACCTATTGTACCTTTATTTGATGTTATATTTCCGTGTGTCAATGTATGTAATCTAAATGACACTTTAGGAGTTGTGTGTATAGGTCTGATTTCACTAAAATGATTAAATGTTAATTTAGCATCAGTTCCTGTAAAGAATAATGAACCACTCCTATTCGTACCACCAGCTTCTGCATCTGATAATGTTGGAGTAGTACTTGGATCGATTGGAACAGTAGCAGTTAAAGTAGCTTTTGTAGCAGATTCACTTACTGCAGTAAATGGTAATCCGTGTAGTGATGAACTATTGTTAAATGTATCAATAAATAAATCACTTGAATCAAATGTTCCAGACGGAATAAAGATTTGAGTAGCACTATTATTAGCACCAGCATTATAAGCAGAACCTGTAAATACAAACTCACAAGAACTTGCACCAAATCCTACTGAAAATGAAACTTCACTTCCATTCTCACCAAGAAGAGTACCAAAAGTAACTGAACCAGATGAGAAATCAAATACACCCGCTGCTCCCTTAGAACCAGATGGACCTGTTCCTATTACGTGAGGGTCAACTGATGCAGATATTACACCCGTAGCGTGTGAATATCCATCTCCCAAAACTCTAACTACAGTTATTTTTCCTTGATGTTTTAAATAATTTTGTGCAGTAACTGATGTCAAATATGTAAACTCTTGTGTTAAATCAGAAGTACTTCCTGTTTCAAATGTTGTTCCAAATTTTTGTTGAAACTCTGACATATTTGTTATTACTGTCGGTATTAATGCAGGACCTTTTACAGTTGGACCTACAACAACAGCTCCAATCTCACCGATTGCAGCTGGTAAAAAACTTTGATCTATTTCATTGGTAAATACACCAGGTGAAACTACTTTTTCCGCCATTAAAATTCTCCCTTAAAGGTTATATAAATGAGAGGCCATAATTAAATGGCCTCTCATAGTTGATATTATTCAGGGAATGTTGCCCCTGTTGGTTGAACTGTAAAGTCTAAAATAATAAACTCAGCAGTCCTCGTTGGTTGTAGGAATATCTGTCCATAAAGGATATTTCTGTCAACCAAGTCAGGTGGATTATTAGATTCATCCATAACCACCTTAAACGCAGTTAAACCACTATTAGCTTGTACTTGTTCTAAGAATGGATTAGCGATATTCAAGAATCTTTTTCTTGTAGCAGCAGTGTTTTGCTCGAATACAAGGAATCTTGAAGAAGAAGCGATAAACTTCTTAACCTTAATCATTAGTCGTCTTACATTTACTCTATCGAGAGCCGAAGCTTTCTTCTGTAATGTTTTCTGACCCCATACACACACTCCCTGTCCAGGAAATGTTGCGATTGGATTCATATTAGACTCATACAAGTCGTCACGATTACCGTGAGTTAGTTTTCTTTCTGCTTGAACAGCTGTAGTTATACCACCTCTATTCAGTCCAGCAGGTGCGAACCACGGGTGAGCCACTTTATCATTAAATGCGTATACACCAGGTATAACAACTGATGGTGGCACCCATACATTTTTACCTAATTGAGGTTCAGGAACTTGGACCCAAGGCCAGTACATAGCAGCGTAGTTTGTATCTCTACCTTCAGCAACATCAGTTACTGTAGATATATTACTTGTACCCCAAACAACTGGGTCAATTAATACAAAACAATCACCACGATTTTCAGCAACATCAATAGCTTTTGTTACAACAGCACTATGTTCAGCCGAAACAACACCAGGTAACATAATCAAGTTAATATCATATTCATCTTGATTTGATAAAAGGTTAAGTGCAGCTTTATATGCAGTTAAACCTTGATCAGCTGTACCAGGATTTAATCCTTGTGATTGTGTACTGATTTTTTCATAGAAGTTGTAAGCCGCTGAGTTTGTTCCACCAACACCACCAGGTCCTGATGAAGTACCAGCATATCCGTTTGCACCACCAGCAAATGATCCGTGATAAGAACCACTACCAACTTTTGGTAAAGATTCAGATGCGGCTGGAGCCCTAACATCACCATTTTCATCAAGGTAGTTAATTGTTTGTTGAACAACTTCTACTCTGACATATTTGGATTTGATTGGATATGAGCCAGATGGTTGTAAGTAAGGACTATCTGTATTTGTGTCTCTTACAGTAAACACCTGATCACCAACCATTTTTCCAATATAGTTGTTAGAATTAGGATCTAAAGTTACATTATTCCAAGTTTCTAATACTTGTTTTCTCTTTTGTGTATCATTACCTGCTCTAATCAATAAATTAAAAGTACCTTTTTTCTCATTTACACTCGGTACTTCCCATCTAATATTATCTCTTGAACCAGAGTCTAACACATTGTTCGTACTTATTGAACCAGTGTTATTTAAAATCTCACCATGACCTAATGTATATAGTTTAAGTGAGTTTCCGTCTGAACCACTATCAAGTAGTGTTGCTTCAGAAGGTGCGACTCCAGAACCATCTAAAATTCTAACAACAGTAAGTTTACCAGAATGTTTTAGATAGTTTTGAGCAGTTAGCGATGTTAAATATGTGTAATAATTACTTCCACTTTTGAAAGTCGTTCCGAATCTTTGTTCAAATTCAGAAAACGATGTTACAACAGTTGGAATTAAGTTTGGTCCTTTTACCGTCGGACCGATAACCACTCCACCAATTTCGCCTATAGCGGCTGGTAGGAATGACTGATCGATTTCGTTGGTAAAAACACCGGGGGAAATTACTTTTTCTGCCATTTTAATTCTCCTATTTTTAGATTATTTGCGCAAAAACAATAGGTTTCTAATCATATATAAATATATGTTAAAAACTCAAAACGATGTTTTTTTATTCGATTATTCAGATTTTTCTGGTGTAGCGACTTGTGGTGCGAGTGTATAAACTCCTGTACCAGGGTCAAGACTTCCTACTCCGTACTTCTTAGTAATTGCATCAACAAAATCTCTTTCACCTTGTTGAGTATCTACAAATTTCTTTTCCCAGTCTTCAATACTTTCAGTCAATCCAGTTAATTGTTGTTCTAATCGTATTCGTGTTAAAGATAAAGAACCAATTGCATTTTGTGCGTCAATATAAGTTTGTTGAAAATCTTTAACCTTTTTCATTTCATCTTCACCAAATTTAACTGTTTCTAAGTTTTCTTGAGAGAATTTCTCTGCGAGTTTTGAATCTTCAGCCATTAATAACCTCCATTATTTGTTAAGTAAAACCATTATTCGTATATAAATATATATTTTTTTCCCAAAACATCAATTTTTTTTTATTGAATATTTCCTTCACCAGTAGGTATACCATCCGAACTACCCTCCTCAAAGACAACTTTCGCAATTGTTTGAGTTTTCTTAGTAGTAAATCTTTTATTATCAATTATACTTGCTATAGTTTCTGGATATAAATACCCTTTCAACCCAAGTGAAAATGTAGTTTTTATTAACCTTTCTCCCATCACATCCATTTCTGATGCATCACTCCATCCATCAATATAACAACAAAATCTGTAATCTGTATTATTTCCAAAATATTTATTATTTTGTGCAACAAACGATTCTACAATTCCATTCATCTGTTCAGTATAAGATGTCATTATA